AGTTTTTCGTTTTTTGGGCAGAAATAGGTGATAATAATGAAAGCAATTAAAGGCGGCAATCCAGACCCCTACCGTAACAAAGAGCTTGCTAAAATCCATGCCTTAAAAAAGAACCTTAATCTGGATGATGATACTTACCGCGCGGTGTTAGTCGCACAAACTGGACTAACCTCAGCAGCCGATATAAGTCATGGCGCACGCTTAAAAGTCATTGCTTACTTACAAAGCCAGCTAGGTAAATCCCTGCATGAAGGAAAACCGCATAATCTGGACAGCAACACACAAATGCAGAAGATTGAAGCCTTGCTGACCGTGCAGAAGAAAGAATGGGCGTATGCTCACGCGATAGCCAAGCAAATGTACAAAAAGGCTAATCTGGTGTTTTGTACACCATTTGAGTTGCGTGGCGTGATTACCGCCTTGGTGAAGGTGGGGAGGAAAGTACAAACTAAGGTTTAAATTCACTATTAAAAGCAATATAGGCAGTCTATCGAAAAAATCAGAATAGGTAGGTAATCCCACACAAGCTAAAGTTTGACAAAAGCGTATTAGCGGGTGTACTTTATTCCTGCGCTGGCAAAATCCAGCGTCTGGGTTGGTAGCCTGAGAATCAAAGGTGCAAGCGCACTTTAACGCGCTTTTTTTATGCCCGTCAGTTTATGGTGGGTGTAATTTGGGGAGCTTTGCGGCTCGCCGCGCCCTTTGACGCGGTCTACCAACCTGAATTACATCCGCCGCCCAACATTTGGTAGTGTTGTCGGTGGTTTCCAATTTTCAAAGGAGACTATCATGTCTAAAGATTTACAAACATTTGCCTTCCAATCCCACCAATTGCGTATTATTCCAGATGAAAATGGCATACATTGGTTTCTTGCTAAAGATATTTGCGATATTTTAGGCTATACAAATTCTGCAAAGTCAATCGCAGATAATTGTAGAGAAACGGGTGTAACTGTTAGTTATATCCCAACGTTATCAAACAATTACACGCTAATCGATGAAGGCAATCTTTATCGCCTAATCATCAAATCCAACAAACCAGAATCAGCACCCTTTGAAGCATGGGTTTGTGATGAAGTCCTGCCCACCATCCGCAAAACAGGCAGTTATAACACGCCTTACGGTTTAAAAAGCCGCATTAGCGAGACCTTGACGCTGGCTGAATTCGTTGCTTATCAAGAACAGCTAGTCAACTTTACTGAACAACTGCACCGCTGTCATATCGTGCTGTCAGCCGAAGAGTGTTTAAAGCTCGACCTCAACAAAACCTTAGCTAAAATTCAGCATGAGGAACGCGAAAAGCAGGAACTCTACAAAGTGACTGATACCATTATCCAGATGGAGTTTGAAGGCAAACCGCGTCATGAGATTGTCAAGGCAACGGGCAAATCATTTAACAACGTGCGCCAAGTGATTTTTAATGCCCGTCGTGATGGCTTGTTGCCTGTTAAAGGCGGTGTAGCATGAACGATGATACGCTAGTCTACGGTCTCACCGAAGAACAACAATCTCAGCTCTATCAGGCAAAACACTTAAGCCAATTATTGGCTGATTTAAGTGGCAACCTTGCCAATCAACAGCAGTTTGTCACGCTGGATGCCGAATCATTGGCGGTGGCATTTAGGTTGCTGCATGATCGGTTGAATATTGACTATAAATCCTTGTAGTTTTTTCCACGTTGGGTAATGAAAGGGCAATCTTCGGATTGCCCTTTTTTTTGCTATCAAAACAGCAAGGGCAGCTATAATAGGCAACCTGTCATCTTAAATGGATACCGCCATGCTAGATACTATGCAACTTCCCGCCGAATACCTGCCCTCCAGTATCAAGGAGCTTTTAACGGCACTGGATACGCCTGCCATTTATCTTTTAATCGCCGAATATGGCGGTACGCGCATTATTGTTCCCAAGGTCGCAACGTCTGATCATGAGCTTGCTCTGTTGATTGGCATTGATGCGCTTAACAAGTTTTGCCATCTATTTGGCGGAGGGGTGTTTGATTGTCCTCGCTGCATTACTGCGTTAAATTCTTTGCGGGATAACGAGATTTTAGCTGGCAAGCGGGCAGGTTTAACACTGGCACAATTGGCTAGAAAATATCATTTGACTGAACGTGGGATTAGTAAGGCATTACGCCGTGTGGAAAAACAGGAGTATGAACACCGCTTGCAATATTCGCAAATGGATTGGCTGACTTCCTGCTGAACCTTTCCCGCATTCCTGCCTTCTCTTTGCCCTGTATGATGATGTAAACATCATCATACAGGGCTTTTTTATGGATTATTCAATTGCAAAATTCTGGTTTGATATTTTTCAAACCTTAATCATTGCCGCGATAGGTATTCAACAATGGCTTTACCGCCGTCAATCAGCAACTATTAGCGGGATAAATCGCATCGAAGACAACTTGTCTAAAGAAATCACTATGCAACAAAGTCGTTTAATACGGCTAGAGGAAAATATTAAGAATTCCCCTACGCATAATGATTTGGGGAAAATTTACGACAAACTGAATGAGCTTACTGGCTCATTTAATAAGTTAGTCGGCGAGTTTACTCAAGTATCTAAGTCTATTACTCGTTTATATGACAATGAGTTGAGTAAAAAATGAGCTTAATAGATATTGAAAACGAACAGTTTCGCCGTGATTTGTTGATGCTATTACAAGCTGATGCCGATTATGCAATGAGCAATCTGTTGTTGATCCGCGCTTTAGCTTCACTGGGTAATCCTATTTCACATGACCGTTTGAATCAGCAGTTGTATTGGTTAAAAGATCAAGGCTTGGTCAACTTGCAAGCTATTGAAAACAATATTGTGCTGGCACAATTAACCGCGCTGGGTGAAGACGTAGCATTGTGTCGTGCTACTGTGCCTGCTATCGCCAGACCTGCATTGAATTGATATGACTAATACTGTCGAACAAATGCTTGCTGATTTATTGACGCGTGAAGGCGGTTTTGTGAATCACCCTGCTGATAAAGGCGGTGCGACTAATTACGGCATTACGCAAGCGACATTAAGCAATTATCTAGGCAGACAGTGCAGTGTTTCCGATGTTAAGGCGATGAGCAAAGCAACAGCAGCCGATATTTATGAGATTCAGTATTTCATCAAACCTCAGATTAATAAATTGCCTAATGTGATTCAGCCATTGCTGTTTGATATGGCAGTGAATCATGGTTGCCATAATGCCATCAAGATGCTGCAAGAAGAATTGATTGACTACGGTTTTAACAATATCGGCAAGGTAGATGGGCAAATAGGTAATTTGACCATTGGCGCAACTAACGCTGCTATTGATTATTTTTGTAGGGAATTTATTAATCAATTGTGTAATAGGCGACTGGCTTTTTATCATGCGATTGTTAAAAGAGACCCTAGTCAGAAAGTGTTTCTGAATGACTGGGAAAAACGTGCAAAATCATTTTATCAATAGGCTAAATCATGAATAGCAAATATTGGGGACACTCAAAGACTATTTTGTTTAATGCTGCTGTTGTATTGCTTACTGTTTTTAGTGAACATTCTGACCTTGTTAAAGGGCTGTTACCCAATATGAGTTATAACAGTGTGATGCTATTGGTCGCTATAGGGAATACTTATTTACGCTTTGTTACTTCCGCCCCTATCACGCTTAAAAAATAATAGTCATGCCCTCACCTTCTGCACTTGATAATTTAACCCCCGAGCAGCGTACCTTGCTAGATCAGGAAATAACCCGACGTAATTTCGCTGGCTATGATGGCTTGGTTGCATGGTTATCTGAGCAAGGATTGGAAATATCACGTTCTACGGTGGCGAGGCATGGCAAAAATTTAAAGCGGCGATTGCAACAGGTTAAAGATGCGACTGAAGGAGCGCGTTTGATTGCTGAAGCAGCCCCAGATGATGCAGGTATACGCACGGCAGCTGTTATTTCTTTGGTACAGTCCGAGATGTTTAACGCAATGGTGTCATTGCAGGAACTTGATGAAGATACTGATCCGATAGAACGTATCAAGCTGTTAAAACAGGCAACAGGTTCAGTATTGAATCTGTCGCGGGCTTCTGTCAATCAGAAGAAATGGGAGCTGGAGATTAGAGATCAGGAACGACAACAGGCAATGGCAGCAATGGTCAAAACAGCTAAAGCCGAAGGTGTCAGCGAAGAGACAATTAATCGTATTCGTACCGAAGTGTTGGGGTTTAGCGCGTAATGGGTAACGCGAAAGTCATACCGCCAGAAGGTTTGTTTTTGTCGGGTCAACAGCGATGGATTAAAGATGATTCCCGCTTGAAGCTGATGGAAAAGTCACGGCAAATCGGCATTAGTTGGGCAACTGCTTATAAAGCCGATGAACGAACCGCTAAAGCAGGCGCAAGACACGATCAATGGGTATCGAGTCGTGATGATCTGCAAGCCCGCTTATTCATTGAAGACTGTAAGATGTGGGCAAAAGTGCTTAGTATGGCTGCCAAGGATTTAGGCGAGCTTGTGATTGATGACAAGAAGCGAATCACTGCGTATGTGTTGGAATTCGCCAGTGGACGGCGTATTCATTCAATGTCCAGTAATCCAGATGCGCAGGCTGGTAAGCGCGGTGGGCGTATTCTTGATGAGTTCGCCTTACATCCTGACCCTCGTAAGTTGTGGTCAATTGCTTACCCAGGCATCACTTGGGGCGGCTCTATGGAGCTTATCAGTACACACCGTGGTAGCCACAATTTCTTTAATCAGTTGATTCGAGAAATCCGCGAAAACGGTAATCCGAAAAAAATCAGTTTGCACCGTATTACTTTACAGGACGCATTAGATCAGGGGTTTTTATATAAGTTACAGCAAGCCTTGCCTATTGATGATGATATTCAAACGATGGATGAGGCGGCTTATTTCGATTTTATTCGGGCTGGATGTGCCGATGAAGAGTCCTTTCAACAGGAATACATGTGTAATCCTGCTGATGATGACACTGCTTTCTTGGAATATGACCTGATTGCATCCTGTGAGTATGGCAGTAGTGAATCATGGGAATATCTGTTTGAGGATTTAAAGTGGGCTAAAGGACCTCTCTATGTTGGTATTGATATAGGGCGCAAAAGCGATTTAACCGTTATATGGGTACTGGAAAAGCTGGGCGATGTGCTTTATACGCGCCAGGTGATTGAATTACAAAATATGAAAAAGAGTGATCAGGAAAAGGTGTTCTATCCGATTCTGGACTTTATTCAGCGGGTCTGTCTGGACTATACAGGTTTGGGTATCGGCTGGGGCGATGATGCCAGTGACAGATTCGGTTCTAAAGTTGAGTGCGTAACTTTTAGCAATTCAGTAAAGGAGTCGATGGCTTATGCGTTGCGTGGGCAGTTTGAGGACAGAAAACTACGCATTCCTTTTAATCCTAAGGTGCGTGCCGATTTACGCGCCATTACCAAAACAACAACAGCAGCAGGAAATATTCGCTTTACTGCTGAGCGGACAAAAGACGGTCATAGTGACAGGTTCTGGGCATTAGCTTTAGCTGTTCATGCTGCGTCTGGCGGGCAGGTGATTGATTCTTATCAACCTATTAGATTGAAGTGGTTATGACAATATCAAAAACAAGTGACCAGTTCTTGCTGGATGCGTATAGCGGAAAAGGCGGTTTTGCATCGGGCAGCTATTTAGTCGCTCACCCTAGAGAGCTGGATACCAAGTTTACCAAGCGTAAAGAGTTGGCTGTTTATCCTAACTTTTGTCGCAAGATTACTGATGTATTTGTCGGTTATTTGTGGAAACAATCACCTCAGCGTACTGGCTTAAGCGATACTTATACTGCATTTATAACGAATGCTAATGGTATGGGGTCACACTTGGATGCCTTGTTACTTACCTATCAACGTCTGGCAATGATCTTAGGTACGGTATATGTCATTGTCGATAAATCAACTGAAAAAGCACGCTCAAAAGCCGATGAAAAAATGCCGTATTTATCAGTTCGTTTGCCTTCTCAATTGGTTTATGAAGAAAAAGATGATCGTGGCGAATGGGTTAAGCTGACATTTTCTGAATATGTGACAACTGGCACGACGCAAGTGATGCGCTATCGCACGTTTACCCGTGATGGGTGGTCGGTAAGCAGTGTACTAGATGGTAAAGGCGATGCTAGCGGTACTTATAAATTGGGACGCGTTCCTGTGGTTAAGCTTCATGCTGCACCACCTTTAGACCCGTATGCAAGCCGTTCAGATTCGTTTTTTTATGATCTTGCACAGTTAAACTGGGATTTGTATAACCTGCGTTCTGAATTGCGCGAGCTGTTTAGGGCGCAAACCTTCGCCATTCTTGCCTTACCCGTCGCTAATGATAATGAACGTGAACGGCTGAAAGATTTAACGATCAGCACTGAAAATGCACTGACCTTTAATCCTGCTGGTGGCGGTGACCCTAAGTTTATCGCACCGCCTGCTGATCCTGTAAAGCTGTATATGGAACAGATTGCAGAAACGGTGCAGGATATTTATCGGATTGCAAATCTTGAATTTGTCGGTGGTGTACAACAGTCTGGAGTGGCATTGTCATTTCATTTTCAAGAAGCCAACTCTTCATTGCGTACGATGGCAGAACAATGTGAAACGGCTGAAAAAGAAATATTAAGCTTGGTTCATGATCTGATGGGGGAAAAGCCTGAGGGTTATATTGCCTATAACAATGATTTTAATTTGTCCGATATGGCGCAAACGCTGGCAACAGCTCTTGACGCAATTAATCTTAAGATGGGCAATGAGTTTGATAAAGCCCTTAAGAAACGTATTGCCAAGCAGATTTTAGGCAATGATGTCGAACCTGATACGGTTAGCGCGATAGAGGATGAAATTGATGCAGAAGGTGATATTTATGGCAATAGAATCGCTACTCAGATAGGTGTAGGAAACAACCCATTACCTGTTCGAGCCGTCAATACGGGTATTGATTTGCCAGTTACTCCTCCAGTTGAACAACCAAGTTCAACAGCTATAACCAGCATAGAAAACAGATTAGGTAGTATTGATACTGCTTTACAAAACCTAAAACAACAACCTGCTCCACAAATTACCGTAGAAGCTCCACAGATTACAGTAGAAGCCCCTGTAGTGAATGTAACTACACCAGAACAACAACCGATTCATGCTCCCGTCGCATCGACTAAGGTTATCGAATTAATCCGTGATAGCAACGGTCAAGTGACAGGGGCAAATATCACTACCAAAGAACAACAAACCATTCAACCCCCTGTAGCATCGTCTGGTCTTATCGAATTAATCCGCGATAGTAAAGGTCAAGTGACTGGGGCAAATATCAAAGACAATCAATCATAGGATACAACCATGACTATGCAATACTCACAAGCTGTTATTAATGCCCGTTTGGATGCAGTTGAATCTACTGCGGGTGCGGCAGCTAAGTTACAAATCAGATCAGGATTAGTTCCTACATTCCCTTCGTCAGCTGATAATGGCACGCTATTATGTGAAATTACACTTCCTAGTGACTGGATGAATGCAGCTAGTGGAGGGACTAAAACTAAATTAGGGACTTGGTCTGGAACAGGCGCAGCAGCAGGTACAGCTGCACATTTCCGTATAAAAGACAGCTCAGGGACAACCTGTCATATTCAAGGTACTGTTACCGCAACTGGTGGTGGCGGCGATATGACGCTGGATAATAATAGCATTGCCGTATCGCAAGCCGTCACAGTCAATACTTTCACATTGACTGGCGGAAACGCTTAATTTAAGGAGTTCGCCATGTTAAATAGTACACAAAGGGCAACACTAAGAGCAGATATGGCGGCGTTATCTCAAGCAGGTCAACCGCTTGAAACGTTTATTATTGCCGAAGACTGGCAGTCTATCGCCGCTTATTACAACGCTAAACAGGTTTCGTTAGGTTGGAATACTGAAACATCGACCACCGCAATTTCAGATTCCATTGATTACACTGCTTTTACGCCAGTAGACCCCCCAGATAGCACGGTAATTTTTACTAATCGAGCAGCCGTAATTAATATTAAGCAAATGAACCAGCAAAATATTTTAATGGGACGTTCTACAATAGACGCTTCAAAGGCTGGCATTAGAAAAGGTTTGCGC